ATAGACGTTGGCGGACCACTCCACAAACAGTGACCCGCCTTTGAAGCCGGTCAACGTGGTTTCCACCAAGGTACGCCAACCGCCGCGGGATGTCTGAATAGTGCTTGATTCCCACGCGGCGGCGGGCACTCCCGTGTCTACTTCGTTGGTCTGTTCGCCGGTGCCCACCCGTTCATCAAACCACACTTGGTGCAGGGCGTAGTCCTTCAACCGGGCTTCATCCACAAAGGAACCCGGCAACTGTGTCCGGTCCAAGGTGGTGATGGAAGACTGTTGTGCCCGTAGTTCCTGGTTGAAAAGGTCCGGGGACACAGACCGGCCTTCCCGGACCTGTGATTGCGTCCACTTCTTTGTCATGCCCGCACCCCTGCAACCACGCGGGTGCCCTTGGTGGTGTATTCGTATTCGTACCCGACCAACACCAAGTCTTCCGTGGTTTCCATTTCAAAACAGAACCACGCGGCGGACTGATGGGCAACACTGAAACGCAACGGCACCAAGCGGTCAATCCGATACTGACCGGTCCCAAGGATTGTGGCATCCATGGTGGTCTGTGGCGTACTGTCCGGGGACTGTGCCGTGTACGTCTGTTCCAAGGTGGGCACCAAGGAGAAGTCTTTATAGTGCCGCATGGTGATGGAAGGGCGGCCCGTGGTCATCACCCACAGTGTCACATATGACACCTGTTTCTGTACCTGCGGGTCTCCAAAGGAGTGCCACGCGGAACGGTACGCGGAAACCGGCGGGCCGTTGTCCACAAGGGCCGGTTGCGGGTCCGCGTTGTAGTCCTTCCCCAAGGTCCGTTTGGCACTGATGACAAACAGGCCGCGTTGGGACTGTGTGCCGCCGGTCTGACTTCCTGTGTGATGGCCAAACACCACAGTGCCGTCAAACAGGGTGGTGATAGCTCCAACCGGGAAGCCGGTGCGGGTTGTCCAAGCGGACAGAGATTCCGCACGGGTCAAGCGGTCCACGTGAAGGACAAGGCCAAGGTTGGGCCGGTCATTCCCGTCCACCGGGATGTACAGGTGATATTCCCGCGTCTGTTCCGAGAAACACCCCACCGCCTTGGTGTGACAGTCCATGGTGATGCGGCGGATGATGTCATCCTGTGGGACGGTCAGGTTGATGACTTCATTGACCGCACCACCGGACAGGCCGCCCACCACTGCATACACCCCGTCCACCGCAAGGAAGACAACCCCAAGGCCGGGGACTGTGGCTATTGAATGGGGTGCCCGGCACGTCACACCTTCCGTCAACGTGGTGGCCGTGAACCCGTCCTTGTAGTTGCCCTGAATGATGTCAATGCCGTTTTCACGGAACACCAATAGCGTGTTGTAGTTCCCAAACAGGGCCGTGATGGACCCGCCACGGGCGGACAGTTCAATGAAGGCGTCCGCGGCAAACTGTTCAACCAAGCCGGCGGTGGAGTAGTACAGCACACGGCCATCTTCAATGCCACCATCCAACCACAGGCACCCGGAAAACAGGGCGGAAAAGCGTGCCCTTGGAGCTGGAAGGGGACCTGTTGCGATTGCCGGGGCCGGTTGGCCAAGGTTGGCGGTCAGGACGGCATCAAAGAACGTGGGTTCCACGTTGTTCCTGATAATGTCAATGAAGTACAGGGACGTGTCCCCTTGGTTCACATAGTCGTCGGAATAGTTGGAAGTCCGGTACAGCTTCCGCGCCACAGTGCCCGCGGGTCCGGTGGGAATGTCCAAGGCGCAAGCGTGTCGGAACCCTTCCGCGTCCTTGTCAAGCCCCCACCGCACACTGTTCAACACACTGGTTGGACCTTCTGACCCCGTGTCAGTGATGAAGGACACAGACCAACCAAAGATGGCTTCCTTGTCACCATCTTCACCGGTGGTGTTGTTTGCAAACCCCAACCCCCACCGACCACCATCAGGGATGGCCAACCCGTTGGACGGGCACCACAGGGTCACGGCACCGTTGCCAAAGGCGGAAGGCGGGCCAAACCCCGGCGGCTTCCCAATAGGCTTGACCACCCGCGGTTCAACAGGGGTGGGGAGTCCGTCAAACCCAAACGGGCGGATACACTGCAACGCCGCGGACGCATTGTGTGAACTGTTGGGGAGTGGCCACGGGTTGACCAGGACGGGCCGGTCAACACCATTGGTGATGACAGTGCCGTGGCCTGTGTCGGTGAACCAGGACCCGGCATCCGTTGGGGTGGGGATGTGTCTGCCGGACTGCAAGGTCAACACCTGTTCCACACCATCCGCTTGGAACAATAGGTGCAGGTTGCCGTCCGCTTCATACAGGACGTGTTGACGTGCCCCGCCCGCAATCCCCTGGGTGCAGTGCAGGGCGTACACGGGGCCGGTGTTGGTGAAGGGCAACCAACTGGTTGTCCCCGGCTTCCACGGTTCGTACCCCACGCGGGTTGACCACCCGCCCGTTGTTTTGTCAATGACAAGGTTGTCCGCCCTTCCCGCGTCCTGCGGGTTCTGCGGCAACTTGGTGGAGACTCCACCCGCCAACGGGGTTTGGTATACCTGTTGCTTCATGGCGTGAACGTCAACTTGCCAAAGGGGTTGCGGACGTACCGGTATCCGGCAGTGGGGCTTCCTTTGATGATACGGCGGGGCACGGCCTTCAAGTATGCCTGTTCCATGCCCTTGAACAGTGTGTCCTTCTTCCGGGCGTACACTGCGGACAGGGCGGGGTTGTCCACCTTCAAGGTCAGTGACTCCAAGGCCGCGTATGCAATCAGTTGGGCGTATGCGTGGGGGACCAACGGGGCATCCTGGTCTTCCTGCAAGCGGGACGGGTTCACCAACATCCGCACGTTCAAGTCCTGGTCCTGTGACACATGCGGGTACAGGTTGATGGACTGATATGCCGCGGACTGGTTCCACTTGTACCGCACGGCAGACGTGTGGAACGGTTGCGTGGACAGGTGGGACAGCTCCAACCGCGGCTTCAACACCATCCCACCAAAGGCCGGGTTATCCGGCGGCACAGTGTCCGCTCCCGTTGTCACGCCTGTGGGTTCAAGGGGTTCCGTGTGCCGGATACGGACCGGGGCAAGGATGCCGGCTTCCGGGCACGTGAAGTAATACCGCCGCCAAAGGCCGGTCTGTGGGTCAAGCGGTTCCGGCTTGAAGTTCAAGGTTTCCGTGTCTGTCAGGTTGTACGTGGACACCTTGGAGAAGGCGGATTCCCACCCATCAGACACGTCCCGCCGGTACACGGGAAAGTTGGTAGCGTTGGGGCCGGACACGTTGACCATGTACACGTTGATGGTGCGGATGCCTTGACCAACCCCGGATACCTTGGTCACGCCCCGCACGGTGTTTGGCCCTGGAACCACGCGGCCTTCTGTCGGCAGGTACGCTTCAATGGTGCCCAACAGGTCCGGGTCAAGGTTGGCGTCTTCCAGCTCCCATTGGGACAGAAACATAGCCTTGGCCGGAATCCCCACGTGCGGGTCCGCCACGTTCTGCACTTGCAGGCAATCAGACGGCAGGAACACTTCCCGCCGCCGCAGGTTGACCGTGTACGTGCCGGTCAAGCCTTCAAAGGGCCGGTCAATGAAGGCGGTAGTGCCGTTCTTCACCCATGCCAACTTGTGCCGGATGTTGAACCCGCCGGGAGTAGTCCCGGACAGTGTGGCCCCGGTGAAGTTGGACCCCGGAAGTACCTGACTTGTGGACACCGGGATTGCCGCACCCGTGACCTGGTTGGACCCGGCGGTGAAGGTGAAGGTGAAGGTGGTGTCTGTGTACACCTTCAACCTGCGGTCCTTCATGGCAAAGTCCCACGGTCTGTCTGTCAGTACGCGGGTCTGTGAGTCATTCAGGATGGACACCAACTGTGACCTGTATGTCCCGTTTGTGGGGTCATAGTCCAGAAGGTTGCCCACAAAGTCAATCAACTGTCCAAGGTTCATGGGGTCCATCCAAAGGAAAGCCCCGCACCCGGTTTGGGGTCCGGTTGCGGGGCAAGGGTCAGGGGATGACCCCAAGGAGACTTAGAAACGCTTGCACACCATGACTTCCGCGGTGTTGCCGCTTGCCGTGGTCAGTGCGACGGCCACCACGTTGGGGAGTGGCTGTGCAGAACCAAGCGTGGGGTCATACTGTGCCGCACCAACACGTCCGGCGGTGCCGGTGGGGGTCAGTGCAGACCCCGCGGCGGAACCGGTGGTGACGTTGGCGGACGCCACATAGCCCGCAATCACAACACGGACCTGTGCAGGGTTGGCGGCGGAACCGGTTACCGTCTCAGTTGCCACACCAATGGTGGTTCCGTGTCCGGCGGCGGCGGGTGCCTGCACAATGAACAGGGCCTTGTCCGCACCGGTCTGTCCAACATCCAGTGCCACAAAGTCACCGGCAGTGATGGCACCGGCGGCAAAGAAGGTTTCCACCTGCCGGCGGTTCATCGTGTCCGCGGCTTCACCGGCATCCAGGAACTGTACAAGGGTAGAAGTTGCCATTGTATTCTAAGCCTCAGCGTCAAGGAGAAGGGAGTGGCTTGCAAGGTGTCCCGTCACAAGCTGCATCCTACAGAACACCATGGCCGCTTCCGTTGCGGTTCCGGGCACGGGCATCATTTCGGACACGTTGAAGAAGCCGTCCGTGTCAACGTACAACTGGAACTGGTCAGAAGACAGAAGGTAAGCGGAAACCGCTTCCCGTCCGCCGGACACGGCACTGTTGACGTTGAACCCAAGGTTGGGGTCCACATAGATGCGGGCACCACGGTACGTTGGCACCATGTCCTGGTTGAGTCCCTGCCGGTCACTGACGGACACGTACTGAATACGG